GAAGTTTCCTGAAAGTGATAGGGGAATAAGGCTGTTTGGAATAAAACTGGTTATTCCCCTTTCATGGAAACCTTTTAAAAAGAAGAAGAAATAGTAAAAGTGTTCATAAATTAGTTGCACTTGCATTTGTTCCAAACCCACACAATAAACCACAAATAAATCATATTGATGGTAATAAACAAAACAACAATGCAGACAATTTAGAGTGGTGTACACAATCAGAGAATCAACTTCATGCTTATAAAATAGGACTACAAAAACCATTTTCTTTATGTGGAGAAAATGCGCATAATGCTATAAGATTTGATATATATGATAGAAATGGGAACTATTTAAGTACACGAAAGCGTGTAAAAACTTATGCAGACGAAATAGGCGTTAATCCTGGAATGATATTTAGGGTATTGTGTGGACGTAGAAAATATCATAGAAACCTATCATATAGATATGCACAATGAGACATAACGAATCTGCCCTTCAATGTTCATGTAAAAGATGGTTCGACTATCAATTCCCGAAGTTGAGACAGATTTGTTTTGCAGTACCAAATGGTTCACGCCGCGATAAAATAACTGGCGCTATATTGAAAAAAGAAGGTGTTGTCAGTGGGTGTCCTGATATGATATTACTTATTGCTAGAAATGGTTTTGGTTCTCTGTGTATTGAATTTAAGACTGAAATAGGAAAACAATCAGAAAATCAAAAAATGTGGCAGAGGTCTGCGGAGGATGCTGGCAACAAGTACGTGATATGCCGGTCCTTCGATGAGTTCCGTGACACCGTAAACGCCTATCTCCATGATTGAACTTCCCAGCGGGGTGAAGCCCACATTTGCAGAGCGTCAGATGATCCAGCGCCTTCTGGCTGCCAACCGCGAGGTAAATGCCATCTTCCGGCGTTACATCGCCAGGGTGTCGCCGCTACTGGAACGCTACCGCTTCGACCCGCGGGGAGTGCTGATCCGTGACCGCGCCACCGAGGCGCTGATGAAAAAGGAACTGGATCGCTTCGTAAGTGAATTTGAAGGGTACGTCAAGCAACAGCAGATCTCTTCATGGCAGGCGGCGGAAGATCGTACCGGAGGGATCATAGAGAGGTGGGCGCAGGCGGCAGGACTTGCGGATGTGGCAGCCACGGGGGCTTATGCCCGCAACCTGGATGCCATGAGCAAGTTCCTGGACCGCAAGGTAGCGGGGATGGGCCTGAGTGACCGCGTCTGGAGCCTTGCCGGTGGATTGCAGCAGCAGCTGGAGTTCTACCTTCAATCGGGGCTGTCATCCGGACGAAGCGCGGACCAGATAGGCAGGGATGTGCGCCAGGTGCTCAACGAGCCCGACAGGCGATTCCGCCGCGTCCGCGATCCGCTGACGGGGGTGCTCAAACCATCCAAGCCGATGGAGGACTACCATCCCGGGCGCGGGGTCTACCGGTCCAGCTACCAGAACGCCCGGCGCCTTGCCCGCACCGAGATCAACATGGCATACCATGCCGCCAACATGGAGATGTACCGCAGTTCACCGGTGATCCTCGGGTATGAGGTGCGCCTGAGCGCCGCACACTCCGCATTGATGCCAAATGGAGACATCTGCGACGCGCTGGCGGGGCGTTATCCCAAGGCATTCACATTCCACGGGTGGCACCCGGCCTGCATGTGCTTTGACGTACCGGTATTCATGACAGACGAGCAGATGGAGGCATGGGAGAACGGGCAGAAGATCCAGCAGGTCGGCGACGTTCCCGATAGCTTCAAGTCATACATGGCCCAGCACCGCGAGCAGTTCGACCGGTGGAAGCAGCAGCCCTACTTCGTGAACCAGAACCAGAATATCATCGACCGGGTGTATGCAGGGAAACCGGCACTTAGGGCAAAACCTTTCACACATCCCGAACCGTGACATAATATGAACTTCCGCGTCACGTAATCCCGTAATTATACCTTGATCTTTACCCAAACAAATTAAAATTCACTACCACGTGGAAGAACAAATTTTATCAGCGCTGAAAACCAAGTACCGCAACCTGGGGTTTGGCGACAGAGCATTGTCCGGGGTGGCCGCATTCCTTGCCCAAACCGTGACTGAAGAAGACGGCATCGAACCGGCCGTAACAGGGGCAGAACCATTGTTGAAGGCATTTCAGAGCGACATCGACGCACGCGTCACCAGTGCAGTAGAGAAGACCAGAAAGGAACTCAAACCCGCCGATCCCAATCCCGCAGACCAAAAACCTGCGGACCCTCCGAAACCCGGAGATGATATCCCGGCATGGGCGAAGGGCCTGATGGATAAACTCGAGGCGCTGGAGAAACGGGAGGTCAAATCTTCACTCGTCGGCAAAGCCAAGGCTAAGCTGGCTGAAAAGAAGATCCCGGAATCCTTCCTTCGCGGGCGTTCGCTGGACATTGAATCCGAGGCAGACATCGACAACCTTGTGGCATCCCTGGAAGCGGACTACACCGCCTTTCGCCAGGATCTGGTCAACCAGGGGGTCATCGTGAATAACCCGCAGGAAGGCGGAGGGGAGAAGGCAGACGCGGCAATCGCCAAGATGATCGCCGAGAAACGCAACAACCCGACCGTGGCCAGCGGAGTAGTAGGTAAAAAATTAATCTGATTGTTTAACGAAATTCATTTGAAAGCATGAATCTTACATCCGAAACCATATCCGGACGCAAGGTAGTCTTCGATCAAGTGATTGAGGATTATCCCGGCGGTGCGAGCTTCGACCTATCCAACGTCCCTGCGGACACGGAGTACATCGCGGCAGGCACCCCCGTCTACATTGACAAGTCGGCCCGCGTGGCCTACCTTGTCAAGACGGCGACCATCGTGGACGCCTCCGATGCGGATAAAGTCTACATCGACACCCCGAACCTGTTCTCCGTCGGCGACCATGTGTATGACGGAGCCACGGCACAGACCATCACGGCCATCACCGCCTCCGGCGACATGGACTTACTCGCCCTCGACGGTGACCTGTCAATAACCGGAGAAGGCACCGTCCTGACCGTGGCCACCGATGCCACAACGGCCACCGCACTTTACACGCCCAACGCCCTGGTAAAAGACGACATCTACGTCGGTAACGGCGTGGCCCTTGTCGACAACACCGAAGGGAGCTATGTCATCGGGGGATCCGTTCGCGAGAGCGCCCTTACCTACCCGCTGAGCACGACCCAGAAGACCGCGCTTGCAAAACTCACGTTTAACTATTAACACTGACGCAGCATGAAATCACCTATCATCAACGGAGTATCGCAGACAGGACTGGAGCAGTACCTGGCTGCCCGCCAGTATGAAGAATTGTACTGGGCGTCATTGTTCCCCATCAAGAACGTGAACACACTGGATGCCAAGACGATCATCGGAGCCAGCGGAAACCGCGTGGCCGCCAACGTGATCGCCTACGACGCAACGACCCCGGAACTGGGACGGAAATCCCTTTCCGTGAAATATTTCGACATCCCCAAGGTGGCCATCGCCCGCCGGAAATCAGAGCGTGAGATCCTCGAACACCAGATCACCCGTTCGATCCAGGGCAACCTTGCCGTCATCGAAGATTACTTCAACGACCTCGACTTCTGCTGGGACGGCGTACAGGCCCGGATGGAATGGATGGCCCTTCAGGCGCTGTCCGCCACCACCATGAAGCTGTCCGTGACCAACAACCCGCTGGGCATCATCAACGAGACGACCATCGATTTCGGGATGCCGACAGCCAACAAGGAGGTCGTGGGCACAGTATGGTCTTCAACCAACGCTGCCACCATGAAGCCCTTAACGGACATCAAAAACGTGATGCTCGAAGGGCGCAAAATTGGCGTTAACCTTCGGTATATGCTGATGAACGCCACCACCTTCGACCTTCTGACCGCATCTACCGAGTATCAGAATGCCGCCAAGCAGTTCCTGGTGGGTGAACCCACCGTACTGGGATACCAGAGCCTTCAGATCGCCAACACCGTGATGAATGCCCTGCGCCTGCCGCAGATTGTTCTGATCGACACCTATGTGGGCATCGAGAATGCCGCAGGTACCGTAGCGGCCACCGACCCGTGGAGTGCAAACCACGTCACCTTCCTTCCCGACCTGGTGTGCGGTAATTTCTACGCGGGACCCATCGCTGAAGA